TAGTGAAGGCATAAACTTCAAATGGGATTTGAACTTTCTTACAGAACCAAATTAGATTGTATAACTGCTTGATAGTGTCCATCATTACATTTGCCATTGAACCAGACCAATCAAGTATGAATACGAGGCCATGATTCTTACCTTCTGGAATCACAGATACCTTTTTGAATAAGTCTTCGTTGTACTTATAAGTATGTAACTTAGTTGTATCAAGAATACCAGTACGACTTACGGTAGCACGAGCATATGCAGATGCAGACTTCTTACACTCAAACTCTTTGACAAGATAGTTGACTTCCTTTTGTGCAGACTTCTTGAACTTATTATAATCCTCTTCTGTGTCCTTTAAAAATTTGTCAAGAGAACTATCATATAAAGATCCTCTAAACATAGGGTCATATGAATTAAATCTATCAGATTCTTTTTTTAGTTGTTCAGCAACATCAATCATCTTTTCTGCACAAAGTTCATGTATCTTTTTGTTTGAGATAATAACTTTGTCAATATCAAGATCAGGCAACTCAAGATATACATTCTCTCTGCTACCTTCGTTTGTAAGATTCTTAAGTGACTCTTCAAGACTCTCAACTGTCTCTGCAGATACTTCTTCAACACCAGTATGTCCACCTACATGATTATCAACTTTGATCTCAGTCTCTTCCTGTATTTCACCATCGTCATCTGCATCCTCATCAGATTCATCTGATTGATTCATTGGTATTTCCATACCTTCACCATCTTCATCACCATCACCATTCATTTCAATATCAAAATCCATATCAAGATCTTCTACCTTCTCCTGATCCTTTCTCTTCTCTTCTGAAAGACAGTAATCATATAATGCTTTAGCAGCCTTAAGTGCATCTTCAAATGTTTCACATAAATCAATCTTGTTTACAAAGAACATCTCATCAGAACTAAATGGAATATCATAGTAAGTACCAATCTTATAGTGTAGATTCACACGGTCAGCAAGCATCATCTCAGATATGTTTTTCTTCTTGACTTGAAAGAAATCATCATTGTGCAACTCAGTGTATCCTTTATAGAATGTCTTTGAGATACCATCATATCTTCTCTTCATCAACTTCTCAATACGAGCATCTTCAACTATGTTTACAAAACTTGGATGTACATCATATTCTTTCCACCACTCTTCATCGGGTGTATATAATGCATGACCAACCTCATGACTTACAAGCATATCAATCACATTCTCAGATGCCTTATCCCAAAGTGGTAGAGTCAATACTCTTGTCTGTACATTGAATTGTGCAGTCTCTACTTTCTTATGCTCAACAACCAAGTCTTCTGTAGCAAGTAGTCTAGCAAGTTGTGATTTGATTTCGTGTCTGATGGTCATGGGGTTTCTTATCTGATATACCTATAATAACAACAAAACCGCCCCCTGAGACGGTTAAGTGGACACTTTGTCAACTGTCTATATGTTAATCCCTTTGCCTCCAATCGTCTGATCGTTTATCATTTCGGAACCAATCTGCTATATCATCAGCTCCACCGAAACCCTTTTTATGTTTCCTTGGATCCGAGTCTCCTATATCCAAGTACTTAAGAAAAGTTGAGTCATCATCCGTTTTTAATCTTCTTGCCGAACTTAACATTCCTCTTGCTGATGTGTTTGCCTTTGATAATTTCTCTGCCCATATCATATCTTCCAAGTTTACTTCTTGTCCTGCTGCGATTGCTTTGCAGATTCCTTCTAGTCTTAAACGGTATTGAGTGGATAGCATAGATCAGTTTATATGTCCAAAATATTTATTGTTGGTCTCCAACCAAGTTCTTTTAATTTCGTGATATCCGCACATGTAGTGTCTCTTTCACCCGGAGTTTCCTCTTTTATGGGTAAATATCCCATACCCATCTTAGTTGCAAGATCAATAACTGCTACAGGATTAGCAGTTCCTACATCTAGTACTCCAGTATAATCATTTTCTGCAAGAAGTGCAATTGCAGATACAATATCCTTGACATGTATCCAATCTCTCTTATGTCTTGTGAGATATGTAGCAGTCTTGTCCTCTAGCATCCGATATAACATATCTGGACGACTTACCTTTTCTGCATACACATTAAAGAATCTCATGCCTACACTATTTGGTGGTGCTTGGATTTCATTTACTTTCTTTGTAATACCATATGCATTGATCCACCATTCATATACAGATGCAGAACTTGCATATAAACATCTTACATTATTCTTCCTACAATACTCAAATATAGGAATTGATTTGGTAACATTGTTTTCCCAAAATGCGTCAGGATTTTCAATGGCCTCACGAATTGCAGCATTCGCTGCAAGGTGTACCACCAAATCATATTTCTTATCTGTTTTAAAATCACCAAGATCATGTGGAATATCATAACCATCAACCTGATGTCCTTGTTGTATAAAATATTCATACACATGACTTCCAATAAAACCAAGATGTCCAGTAACTAAGATCTTCATGTAATCCTCCGACTAAATCCACGAACTTTATCAAACTTCATAAGATTATCAAACTTATCATGTAAGTCTGACTTATGAGATATAACAAATATATTAGCATCTTTAATGATGAATCGAATAATCTTCATAAATTCATCAACACCAAATCCATCAAGAGAACTATCAAATACCTCATCCATAATTAATAGATTAGTATTTACAGAGTTCTTAACTCTTGCTACCTCTCTCCATGTAAATAAAAGTGCTAAGTCAATTCTCATCTTCTCACCTTCACTAAATGAAGCATAAGAAAAATCTTCATGTATTGGTGACTCTACCGTTTCATTAAACTCTTCGTCCAACTTAAAGTTGATATAGAAATCCATCATCTGCAGATAACGATTAACCTGCTGATTGATAAGCGGTAGATATTTTCGTATTATCTTAGTCTTGACTCCATCATCTTTAAGTAAGGAATATGCAAAGTCGTGATGAACTATATCCTGATTTCTTTCAGAAAGTTTTTCATCAGTTGTCTTGAGACTAGTCTTAAACTCTTCTAACTTCTCATGCTCAGTATTTCTGTTTTTAAACTGCTCGGTAATCGTTTGAATTTCTGATTCAAGTTCTCTAATCTGTTTTTGGTTGATAGAGATGTGAGTATTGTTTTTAGAAATGCCATTATTGAGTTTAGAAATCTCCTTTGTTAGTTTGACAAACTGACGCTCTTTTTCTTTTTCTTCTTCGATTGTTTTCTCTAAGTCTTCAAAACCTTTCTTAAGTTTCTTAGCCTCAGATTGAGCATCTTCAATCTTATTTAAGCGAAAGTCTTCTTCTATATGCTGTGTACAGGTAGGACAAACCGTATTCTCTTTGAAAAACTTATGTTCTTTGGTAATGGTAGATACCTTATTTGATATCTGTCCTTTAAAATTGTTCAGTTTGGACAGTTTCTTGTCAGCACCTACAAACTTTTCTTGACTCTTAGTAAGATCAGTAACTTGATTTTCTAAGTCACTATTGACCAAAACATAATTATCTGATTCAGATATTAAAGTGTCTATCTTCCTTTTATTTGAGTTGATGCTGTTTTTACTTTGATTTTCAAGTTCTTTAATAAACTTATCTTGCATTTTAATTTTATCATCTAAGTTCTCTTTCTTTAAACTTAATGATCTAACCTGTTCTTTTTGTATTCTTAGTTTATCTTTCAGTAAATTATTCATAAAAGAAAAGATACGAATATCAAGCAGATCTTCAATGACATCACGACGAACTGAACTTGACAGTTGCATAAAAGGCACAAAGGTACTACTTCCGAGTATGACTATCTGTGTAAATGATCTATAATTTACTTTGAGTATATTATCTTCTAATATTTTTTGATTTGATCGATCGTCAGCCTGTCGATGTAAAGGTTCTCCATTGACTTCAATATCAAATATATTTGGTTTGATGCCTCTTCGGACTACATATTCTCTTGCGTTTACATCAAACTCTAGTTCAACTAAGCAATCTCTTTCATTGACTGTGTTAAGTAATTGTAATTTATTAATCTTACGAAATGGTTTGTTGAATAAAACAAAGGTCAGTGCATCTAACAAAGTGCTCTTTCCTGAACCATTGTGACCAATTATTAAGTTTGTATTCTTTTCAAGGAAGTCAATCTCTGTCCAGTGGTCTCCTGTTGACAGAAAGTTCTTCCATTTAATCTTCTTGAACTTTATCATTATTAGTTGGAATCACAAGGTCATCGGGTGTGATGACAGCATACTTATAATTATACATGCTACAGGTCTTTATGGCAAGGTCATCATCAACTTCGATGATATCCATTTTACGATCTGCATCAATTTCTAAATCTTGTAGCATCAATTTATATCTTTCAGCATCATCCTCTTCTTCAAATAGAAAGAGAACTTTATCACCATTCGAGTCTTGAACAGCAAAAGCACCATCATCTCTACGGTGTTTGAGTGAAAGAAGGAACATTATTCTACCTCGCAGGCTTGTCTGTACAGATCACGAAAAATGTTTTTTACAATTCCTTTGTCAAACTCAATCTCAGATTCATCAATATAACGGTTTAAAATTGAAATTGTATTTTCATCTTCTTCAATATCGAAGTCTTGATTTTCAATAATTGCAAAGTTTTCAACAATTTTTAAATCATGAACTCCTGAACGATATAACTTATCGATAAATTTTTGGAATTCTTTTGGATCTGATTTCTTACGAACAATAACTTTTACAATTTTATTTTGATATTCAGTTGTATTAAACAACTTATGATTAGTATCTTCATAATATACATTATAAAACAATTTATAAGGATTGTTAATTGGAGTATGTTCTAAAGTATCAGTATCAAACAATGTAAACCCTCTAGGATCATTTACATCATTCCAAAACATCTCATATGGATTACCTAGATAATGTATTTTACCGTCACTCGAACGAGTATGAAAGTGTCCTGAAAATACATCGTCAAACTTATCAAAGACCTTAACATCCATACCATCTTCCATCATATGACCGCGAGTTGCCTTAAATCCATTTAACTCAAGATGTCCCATTGCAATCTTAGATTTGGAATTTTGAATTGCTTCAAGACTTTCATCATGATTATCAACACTTATCCAAGGTAAAAGAAGAATATTTAATCCATCAATATTAATATCAGTTGCCTTTGAATATGTTGTTATGTTATCATAATCAGTTAATAATAACTCAGGTGAATTTATTTCGTTTGTATTTTTGTAGTAACAGTCATGGTTTCCAGTGATTGCATGAACCTTATATTTCTTCATTGGTTCAAATACAACTCTCTTGGCCCACTCTAGACTATAGTAATCAATCGACTTTCGACTATCAAATACATCACCCATATGGATAATAGTATCAATTCCTTCTGCTTCCAACGAGGGGAAAAATACATTCTTGTAAAATAATTCAAAATAGTCATGTAAAAGTTTTGATCCCTTACGAGCACCGTAATGAGTATCTGTTATAATAGCAACTCTCATCTATTTTTCTTCTGTGCAATATTGTCCTTAATTGTATTATACTCAGACATTGCTCCTGTCAATGCTCCATCTTCAACTGTCATGACTTCATCAAATCCAGTCTTTTCAATAATCTTATTCTTAATATCTAATTGCTTCTTCTCCTTCTGTATGCGTCTTAGAAAGGCATAATGAATAATCTGTGTAAAGTATGCAAAAGGATTGCGAGACTTCTCTGGATCGAAATTATGAATGTATTGTACACAGTTCTCAATACCATCAGATATCATATCATCACGAAACATGTAGTTTACAAAGTTTGGTTTATATGACAGGTGTGTTGCGATCTTTAGAAAACAGGATCCAAGGTAATTGGTAATTCTAGGCTTCGGTAGATCTTTCTCTTTTGCAATAGCAACTTTCTCTCGATAGACTATCAATGCCTCTAAGAGTTCTTTGTTATTTACATAGTGTTCAGACTTCTTTCTAGGCATGACATCTTAATTGTCTTAACTATATTCTATTATAGCATATTTATTTTGATTGACAAGTTTAGTGACAAGATGACAATTATTTCAGTTTTATGAGGTGACAAGGTGACAAACTTAACATACTTGACAAGACCTTCAAATACATGTACAATAACCTTTGTGAGGTTTGAAGGGTAATTAAGACTCTTTTGAATCAGATTTAAAGAGCTCTTCAAGAGATTCTCTTTTCTTCTCTACACTAGATATATAACCTAATTTGGGGTCTCCTGATAATTTAATTTTACCTTTTTTAGATCTTGATTCTATAACAGCATCATCTTCTTCGTCTTTCTCATCAATATATTGCTTATAAATTTTAATAAGTTTTTGATCATGACACTCGATCATTGTAATTACTTTATCCATTTTGAGAACAAACATATCTTCATCACTATGTTCCATCCAAGGAGTTACCTTAATATAGTTTAAGTGATTCATTTGACTTAGTGTCTTCATTTTAATAGGATTATGTAAAATCAAAATAGGCTCATCATCACTCTCGTCTACACAAACGAGAGCAAATATCTCTTCTCCTGAGACTAGTTTGAGAATGCTGTAAAATTCGTCACCCATATTACTTAAATGAAATGTTGATGAGATCATAATTAAATTTCTCATAGTTATAGATCTTTAGTCTTTCTATGAGATGATTGAGTGTGTAATTGCGTCTTGTCTTGTAAGTAGTGTCATCTGCAATATCATATAAAGTTGCTTTTGTTTTGTTATTCCCTTTCCGAAGAACACGACCTATAGATTGTAGATTCCTAATTCTTGATTTAGAGGGAGAAGCGAAAATGATATTATGAAGGTTTTTAATGTTAATTCCTGTAGAGAAAGTTCCATATGATGCAACTATTATAGCATTGTTTTGAAGTTCAGTAATTTCCCGAACCTTCTCTCGATCCTCGGCATCCACACCACCATGAACAAAAAAAGTTTGACGCTGTTCAAGTACATTACTATTTATGAGGTCAAATAAAACCCTTCCGTGACCTTCAACTCTTGAAAAGAGTATAAGTGTATTACCTTTAAGATCAAGTGCAAGATTTCTTATAAAATTATTTCTTTTTTCACTATTAATTATAAACTGTATTTCATCTTCAAATGTTTCAAACTTTTGTGGTGGATGCTTAAGTAACAAAATGTTAATGTCAAGTTTTGCAACATGACCTTTGGTCATGAGGTCTTTCGTCCCTATAATCTTGTATGAGGGCCCGAATAAACCCTCTAGAACCCACTTGTGAGTCTGCGTACCATCCAATGTGCCAGTAAATCCAAACCGATACTTTGCATGGTCAAGTTTTGTCATTATAGATATTAATGACTTTGATTTAAATTGGTGCGCCTCATCCCCAACAACAACAGAGAATCGCTCAAAATACTTTCTGGGGAGTTTGTAGATTGATTGCCAAGTAGTAATAATGACTTGAGAGTCTGTCTCTCTTTCTTTTCCTGCGTAAATTTTATGACAAAATGAACCTACATCCCAACCATAGTCTGCAAAATCTTTATACATCTGTTCTACTAACGAAGTCGTCGGAACGACTATCAGAGTATTTTCACCTCGCTCAACATAATATCTCACAATCGAGTATA